ACATTGCGTGTCAGTTCACGTGGCATGGGATCTCTGGTTAACAGGGGCGGTGTTAACTACGTGGGCGAAGACTTTATGTTGGCTACTGCTGCTGACATTGTCGCAGATCCCAGTGCTCCAGACGCTTTCGTTCAAGGTATTATGGAAGGAAAAGAGTGGGTCTGGGACAACGGACTTCTCAAAGAACAGGACGTTCAGAGGGTAAAGGAAACACTCCAAAATGCCCCTGCTAACAGACTCAACGAAGCTATCCTTAAAGGCTTCCATGACCTCTTGATGGGTTGATTTTCCGTAAAAGAATCAACCATAGTCAAGGGGTTTTATAAATAACAACGACTAAATAATTGAAATTGTTAAAGTAACATGGCTCAATCCCGTACAGCAGTAAATGCGAAAGCTGCATCAGCTGAATCAGGAGATTCGATTTCTCCATCTCTGGTTCCTGGTCAGTCAAAGAACGATCTTGGCGGCGCCACTCCTGAGAACGAAAGATCTACGGATAACTCCACCAAACTAGACGCTTACAAAGGCGCTCCCGGAAGCGTAAGTTCCAGTCCTGAAGGTAAAATCGGAAGTGAGGTCCTCCCTGGGGGATCTGGCAAACACGATGGTAGCAATAAAGGTCAAAGCAATGAAGGTCCTGATACCTCCATTGCCACTGGAAAAGATGGTCTGAAGTCAGCCCCCAAGGGCACTCAGTTTGCCAAAGCTTATGAGCACGCAGAAGTCGATTCGACTGCTGGTCAGGCTCTTGACGAGTTGGCAGGTGACCACGACGCTTCGGATGATTTCAAAGCACGTGCAAAGGTTATCTTTGAGAGTGCCTTGAATCAAAAACTCCAACTTGAAGTCGAAAGACTCGAAGAAGAGTTTTCTCATCGTTTCGAAAATGAAATCACCGAAATCGCAGAGAAAGTAGAGGGATTCCTCAACTATACTTCCGGCCAGTGGCTGGAAGAAAACAAATTGGTTGTCGAAAACGGCATCCGTAACGAACTTTCCGAGTCCTTCATGCAAGGTCTTAGAGGTTTGTTTGAAGACCATTATGTCACACTTCCAGATGAGAAGTATGACATCTTTGAATCGATGGTCGCTAAGCTTGATGACATGGAAGACAAACTCAACGAGCAGATTGAATCTAACGTCAATCTTGTCTCACAGATGTCTGGGTATACCCGTCAGTCTGTTCTCGCCGATGTTTCCTGGGATCTCCCAGAAACCGGTAAGGACAAGCTCGCTGGTCTTGCTGAATCTGTAGAGTTTGAAAGTGAGAATTCGTTCAGACAGAAACTTGAGATTCTCAAGGAATCGTTTGTTGGTGGTCAAGAGACCACGGAACAACAGTCTGAGTACCTTGAAGAGTCTGCAGAAGTTCTGCAACCAACAATGGAAGAAGGAATGACAAGCTCTATGGCTGCTTACAGCAGAGCCCTTTCCAGAACCATTAAGTGATTTATTAACAACTATTAAAACAGGTAAAACCCCAAAATGTCTAATTATTTGACCGAAAAGTGGGCACCCGTTCTGAGTCATCAAGATCTTCCTGAGATCAAAGATCCCTACAGAAAGGCTGTCACCGCTCAACTTCTTGAGAACCAAGAAAAGTTCCTCCGTGAACAAGCCGTTGTCGAAGGAAGTGCTTCAGGTCTCCTGACCGAAGCCCCTACGATGTCTGTTAACGCACAAGGCTACCAGGGTATCACTGGTGGTTCTGTCAATGCCGACGGACTCAACGCTGATGCTGGCCCCCGTGCTGGTTTCGACCCCGTTCTGATCTCCTTGATCAGACGCTCCATGCCTAACCTTATTGCCTATGACATCTGTGGCGTTCAGCCAATGTCTGGTCCTACTGGCATGATTTTCGCAATGCGTGCGATGTATGATGGTCCTGATGGTCCTAACGAAGCATTGTTCGACGAAGCTGATCCTACCTTCTCCAACGGAGCTGATAAATTCAAGGCTGGTAGTCAGGCTTACAACGGCTATGAGCAAGATGCTAATGGTCAGTTCAGCCGTCCTCTGGCAACTGGTGGTCAATCCGGTGCCGGTGATGGTTGGAATTCTCCTTTCGACGGTCCTTTCGGTGGAACTACCGAAGCTGCTGCTTCCGGTCTGAGCCCCGATGGTCCTTATGCTGCTGACAAGCAGATCAACCACCCTTACGTTCCCGGAGAAGCTCCTGCTGAGCGTAACCCCGGTCTTCTTGACTCCACCCTTTCCGGTGCTGGTGTTGTAACCGACCCCTCTAACCCCGGTGGTAACAACTACGATCCTACCTTGCAGCAAATGCGTGGTATGAAGAAGGATCAAATGGAGCGCCTTGGCGAACCAGGTAATGAGTTCCGTCAAATGGGCTTCTCAATCGAGAAGGCTGTTGTTGAAGCTCGTGGTCGTGCCCTTAAGGCTCAGTATTCACTGGAATTGGCACAAGATCTTCGTGCTGTCCACGGTTTGGATGCTGAAGCCGAATTGGCTAACATCCTTTCTTCTGAGATCCTTTCGGAAATCAACCGTGAAATCGTCCGTACCGTTTATCGTACGGCCCTTCCCGGTGCTCAGAACAATGTAAACACTGCTGGTACTTTCGACCTGGACGTTGACTCCAATGGTCGTTGGTCTGTTGAGAAGTTCAAAGGACTTCTTTTCCAGATTGAGAGAGATTGTAACGCGATTGCACAACTCACTCGTCGTGGCAAGGGTAACATGATCATCTGTTCCGCTGACGTGGCTTCCGCGTTGACGATGGCAGGTGTTCTTGACTACACCCCAGCACTAAACGCTAACCTGAATGTCGATGACACCGGTAACTTGTTTGCTGGTACCATCAACGGCAAGTTGAAGGTCTACATCGACCCTTACTCAGCTAACGTTTCCGACACCCACTACTACGTTGTTGGTTATAAAGGTTCTAGCGCCTATGACGCTGGTCTTTTCTACTGCCCTTACATCCCTCTTCAGATGGTTCGTTCGGTCACTAGCCAAACCTTCCAACCTAACATCGGCTTCAAGACCCGTTATGGTCTTATCGCTAACCCTTATGCTGAAGGTCCTTCCGGTCCTTACAACCGGGGTCTGGGTCGTCTCACCGACAACAGCAACCGTTACTACAGACGCGTTAAGATTGAAAACCTTATGTGATTCATCACTAAGTTTCATATCTTTAGGAGCCTTCGGGCTCCTTTTTTTGTGCGTGTGTGATTAAATAACTGTGTTGAAACTCACACAAACTTATGACTCCGAATGAAAAAGCAACACATGATGTAGTGGAGGAATATTTTGAATGTATTGTGGAATGTAATGTACAAGACAAGGAGTGTATCGAGAAGTGTGTCGTGACCTTAAAGGAAGAGGATAAATATATTTGTTGATATTAGATTGATTATGGACCAATTACCTCCCCCACTCCCAGCACTTTGTATAAGAAGTATAACGGAAGCGGAAACACCGGGTAGATTGCTTCTGGATATGCCATCTCTATGGAGAGATAGTGATGCAATAAACCCTGTAGAGCTTGATGAAAAAACAGTTGATTCTATTATGAGTGAACCCTACAGTGTGCCTATGTGTCCGCCAGGCTGGCCCAATCCACCACAACCGGAGTCATAAATAATGATACTGGTAGTATAAGAATAGAATGGCACTGGAATCACACAATAGATCTTTACCCCCTGACTCTTACTTTACGGGTATCGAAAATAGAAACTTCTTATCCCCAATTGGGTTTAAGTTGTCTGTAGATAAACTTCATGGGGTTGATTTCTTTTGTCAGTCCGCTTCTGTCCCTGCAATCTCTATGGGATCAGCTGATACTGGAACAAGAATTAACAAATTAAGACATCCTGGTGATGAGTTAAACTACGAAGATCTCTTCATTCGTTTCCTCGTGGACGAGAACATGAAGAACTGGTATCAGGTTCATGATTGGATGAGAGAAATCACTACACCAGTTACAACTAAAGAATTCACGTACAATAGAGGCACATATAGGAGTGTGAATGACCCCATTCCTGGCATTATGGATGTGGAAACAGACGAAAAGACAGCTTATATGAGAGGTGACTGGACTAACCAGTGGAAATCAGATGTATCCCTCTTCATTCTTTCCAGTAACTACAGACCTGTTGCTGAGTTTGTCTTTCGTGATGCCTTCCCCATCACTCTGACCACCCTGAACTTCGATGCCGCTGTGCCTGACATCAACTACTTTACAGCTGAGGTCACTATGAGGTATAATTACTTTGATTACTTCATCTACCCAGCTGCCCAGGCAACTGATGCGTCGATGAAACCCAACTACCAAAGAACTTCACTTGGTAGAGAACTGACTAGTAAGTAATGGACCTAGAATCTATCCAACTCATGTGGGGTCGAGATAGTAAGATTGATGATGTTATGTTGGACGAGAGTTCACTGCGAATCCCACAACTACATCATAAGTATCTGACTCTTCACAATGAATACTCTCTTCTTAGTAAGAAGACGAAGCAACAACTAAGAACACTACACCACAGGAAGTGGTTGTATTATTCAGGTAAAGAAGTCCCAGAAGATTCTGAACCTTTTCCCTTCAAGGTAATCAAGTCTGACATTCAAAACTGGATTGGTGTTGACGAAGACATCATGAAGACAGAGATGAAGATTGATTACTATGACGTGGTCCTGGACACCCTACGTGATATACTTAAACAGGTACACCAGATGACCTACCACATCAAACAATGTATTGAGTGGAGACGATTTGTTAACGGAGTTTAGTTATGATTGAAACTGCTTTCCTTATGATAGTCCTTAATGGACCTATAACAATCAAGCCTCAGTACCATGGGATGTTTGCAGTCAACACAATACCAACACAGACCGTAAGTGAGTGTGCCGACTATAGTGGGGTCGACCCCTATAACACCAACCACATGAGTGATATAATGAAAGAGTTAGATTTATTGGATTGCTTCTTTTACGATGTCGGAAACCACGAGCACAACATTTACTCGCAATGACCCAAGGTACTTTGAGGTGTATTGCCCCAAAAACTATGACAGGCATAATTACAGAATAGTATTTAAGAATGGTGAGTCAGTTGACTACATCGATTATGCAACCGTGAAACACGAATGGTATAATCACAAAGCTCATGTTAACTACATTGAGGTACTAGACAAGGGTGGAAAAGGCTTCTAAATAGTTAAGTGATATAACTTAATTCGTTAGTGACTGATTGTATTATTTCAAAAAAGAATGAGATTGAAATAACTCTAGAGTGTGAGCAACATATTCTAATGGAACTCCAAGAAGCATTCTCCTTTGATGTGGAGGGTGCTTCTTTTTCGCCTGCATATCGAAAGAAGTTTTGGGATGGTCGTATTCGTTTGTTGAGTACACATACCAAAACACTACCTGCTGGTTTAACTTATCAGTTGTGTAGGTGGTTAGATCGTCATGGGTATAGTTGGGACTTTGAGAATAATAAGTTCTATGGAACACCCTATGAAATGGATCAGAGGGTCTTCTATGAGGGGGTGGAGTTGTTTATGAATAAGATATCCTCTGTGAAACCCAGAGAGTATCAGGTGGAAACGGTATTCCATGCACTAAAAGAATACAGAAAGACTATTCTGTCACCTACTGGGTCTGGTAAGTCACTGATGATTTATGCTATTGCCCGATATATCAAGTCAATTGGTAAGAGAACGATTGTTATTGTTCCTTCTAAGGGTCTGGTAGAACAGATGTATAAAGACTTCCTAGACTACGGTTGGGGAGAAGAAAACCTTCATAAGATTTATCAAGGTCATACTATAGAGACTACAGCCCCTGTTACCATAACCACCTGGCAGTCCGTGTATGGACTAGACAAGAAGTGGTTTAGGCAGTTTGATTGTGTGATAGGTGATGAATGTCACAACTTCAAGGCGAAGTGTCTTGGTGGTATTATGAAGAAGATGCCCGATGTGAAGTGGAGATATGGTTTCACAGGTACATTGGATGGAAAGAATGTACATAAACTTATCCTTGAGGGTCACTTCGGTCCTGTGTATAAGACCACTACCTCTAGTGACTTGATGGAGAAGGGTTTCCTTGCTAAGTTGATGGTGGAAGTTATTCAACTTAAGCATCCTTCTGAGAAATTCGATAACTATAACGAAGAACTTGAATTCATTGGTAACTTAAATCAAAGAAATAAATTTATCTGTAACCTCGCAAAGTCTTTGGAAGGTAATGTATTGGTTCTCTTCACCAGAGTGGAGGGTCATGGTATACCAATGTATGAGATGATGGGTGATATGACCCAGAGACCGGTCCATTTAATTTACGGAGATACTGATGTCAAAGTTAGGGAAGAGGTTCGTCAAATTTCTGAGATTAGTGACTCTAACATTATTTTTGGCTCTTACGGTACAATGTCTACTGGTGTTAACATCAAAAATCTCCATCATGTCATTTTTGCTTCTCCTTCTAAGTCTAGGATACGTGTATTACAAAGCATCGGAAGGGGTCTGAGGAAGGCAAAGGGTAAGGATAAAGCTATGTTATATGATATTGCCGATGACTTCAGACAGGATCATGGAAAGAATAACTTCACTCTTAACCACTTGGCTGAGAGGATTAAATACTATGTTGAAGAAGACTTCGAGTATAGGGTGACTACAGTTCCCATAAATAACAAGGTAGGATTATTTGACAACACTTATGTTTGACAACTTTCACGCCACAATCAAATTGATTACTGGCGAAGAAGTTCTTGCTCGTGTACTACCTACTCAAGAAAAGGGAAATGATTTTTTCGTCCTAAACAATCCAATCATCATCGCTGAAGAGACCCACATTAATGCCGAAAAAGGAGTCGCCATTTCTGGCATGATTCCTAAGAAGTGGTTGATGTTTGCCAATGACGACACAACTATAGTAAACAAAACTCATGTCGTCTCAATGTCAGAATTGGATAAGTTTGGTATTGACTTTTATAAGAAAGCTTTAATAGCAGCTAAAGCTGCCAGTCCCATTAAGAGAAAAGTAGAGAGTAAGAACAACTCAGGATATATTGGTATGATTAATAGTTTCAGAGATGACTTAGAAGATATATTCAAGGGCTCTTATGATGTCCCAGAAGCTTAACTATGTTATCTTTTCGTTGACACTACAAGTATAACACTTTTACCCAGGTGTGTCAAGTACACATTCTGGGTTTCTTTGATTATAATAACACCATAACAGATATTCTTATGAACACAACACTAAAGCCAAAGAGAAGAAAGAACAACTTCATTGATAACAAGGAGTTCTATGCTGCTATGATTGAGTATAGAAGGTCAGTTGATGCTGCCAAAGAAACTGGCGCCTCAAAGCCACAGATTCCCCGGTATATTGGTAAGTGTTTCCTTGACATTGCCGAACACCTTTCAATGAGACCAAACTTTTCTAACTACATGTATCGCCAGGATATGGTGATGGATGCTGTAGAAAATTGTGTCATCTATTGTTACAACTTTGACCCAGAGAAGTCTAAGAATCCCTTCTCTTATTTCACACAAGTATGTTGGTACGCCTTTATCCGTCGTATCGGAAAGGAAAAGAGACAGATTGATATCTGTGACAAGATTATTTCTAAGTCTGGCTTTGAGGAGTTCTTTACTGGTGACCAACTTGGTACTAGTTCTGATTTCAATTCTATCAAAGATGTAGTGGACCAGAAACGACAGGGAAGATAAATAACTGAAAAGTATATGGATCCCCTTAACGAACTATGGTCTCTGTATGAGGAAGTGATGGAGAAGCCTCCTCTTCAAGATGAGGCACCCGTCACTGTTGATACACCAGAAGACCAAGATTACGAACATCCGGTTTCACAGGATAGGCGTAAGGTAGATGTTGCTCGTGCTTCCGGTATGGAACCAGAGGTAGCCCACGAACAGATTTATGGTGAAGTAGATACCGGTGACTCTAACTCCAAGGCACAACTTGCTGCCACCCTGGGTAGAGTCCAAAACGATGGTGCCAGGAAAGGTATTAAAATCGAAAAGGATAAAGACTTCAAGTCTCTTCTCGCTCAGGATGATGAGTTAGGACAGAAGGATGCCGTTACTCCTGACGATATGAGAACTCCACAACAGAAAGAAGTTCCTAACGCTCTTCAACAACCAGCTGGTATGTCAAACACTATTGACGCCAACGAAGAATACGACTATAATGAGGATGTAGCATTCTTACAAAAGTATGGACGAGCTTGACTTTAAACCTGCGTATGGGACTGTAGATTTTTATGCGAATCAGTTTGCTGATATTATTGCAGACATTCAACACACCTCACCTGAAATGAGCGATAACCTAATTGCTGGTTTCAAGCGAGCAATCTCAGAATGGCGTGAGTATCATGTCAA